CATCTGACTTGCTGATTTCCAATTCTGTGCAACGACTCTTTAATGGTGGAATAATCTTGTGATGATAATTACAGGTCATTATAAAGCGTACACTATCGGAATAGTCTTCCATTAAGTTACGCATGGCCGGTTGCACTGAATCTTTGTTTAGATAGTCTGCTTCATCGATTAGCACAATCTTAAATTTACCAAACGGCATGGTAGCGCAGAAACTTTCTAGTTTTTCTCGCAGCCAGTCAATTTTTCTACCTTCTTTACTGCCGTTTACATACATGACGTCAATGTCTTCGACTCCCACTCCACGTATGAGAATTTTAGCTAGTGTGGTTTTACCTGTACCAGCTGGGCCGTACAGTAACACATTGGGAATACTACCTTCCTTAATCCAGTGCTCCACTAGCTCGCGCACACTAGAATCAGTGAACACATATTCATCTACGGTGGTAGGTCTATAACTCTCTACCCAGAGTTGTTTGATCGACATATGATTCCTTGAAGTTTATTGTGTGATTATACAGAAATAATCAAACTTTGTCACTCATTGTTTCGTCCGTTGGACGTTCCTCGGTGACCAAAAGAATGTCGTCGTTGTCGACTCGGCGCACCACACGTTCTTTACCATGTATATCAATTTTGATTCCTCGTGTCCAACGACCGTGTGCTACTAAAACCCATTGTCCTACTTGAACATCTCGTTGTTCTGGACCTACTGCATAAATCTGTGCCCACCGTGGACGAATACCCGAATCGCGTCCGTCATCGGTGGGTATCACAATACCCGATGAGGTTTTACGTTCTTCGAAGCTCATTTCGGTTACCAATACCGAATCATGTAAAGCTCTTAATTTATTGATACGTGTTACTAAAACTTGACTCATTACTCTTCACCATTTTGATCATCTAATTGTTTAGCGGGTTTCATAATTGCACTAGCTAAGGCTCCGCGTAAGTCTGAAGGACGTTCTGCGGCTCGGGCTAATACAGCAGCTTCATCTGGTACCACAGAGTTATTACTAGCTCGGCTACGAGCACCATGCATGTTATAGTGTTCGTCCATTACTTCATTTCTGGTACGCAAGACTTCACCACCAAAACCTAGCTCGTCACCTCTTGCGTTTACTTTCATATTTCCTACTGCAATGACATCTTCGTTGGTTAGGCGCAGTTGATCCATGTCTATTGGACGACCCAAGGCGCTTCTATAAATTTTTGTCATATACTATCCTTTTAAAAATTCTTCGATTGGTAGATCATAATAGATACTGTCAATCTTGTGTACACCTAACAAATATAGAACATAACTGGCTACACTTGAACCACGTCCTACTCCCCAAACAATATCATGGTCGCGCAAGGTGTCTACCAAGTATTTAAGATAACACAATAAAGGAAACAGATTTCGCTCTTGATAAAGCAATAGTTCTTTACCTACACGCTGTAACTCAACTTGGCTATTGCACTGGTCTAGAAGGTACTTGGCGATGTCTAATTCTTTATACTGATCTGGCATGAGCCATTGTTGTTGCTGCTCTTGGTCGAACTGTTCTATTGGTATCTGTAAAGCCTGATACTGTTGAAGTTTAGGAAACTCTGCGTGTAACTGATCTACACTGGCATTAAACTGTTCTGGATCTAACACAGATAATTGTGTAAAATCCAAGGCGGGATTAAGGTAAAGAAGTCTAACTATGTCATCGCTGCTGACATAGCATCTGCCAAAATCATCATAGTTCATTTAATGTCAATAATATTCTTGAAATTGCCACCACTTTTACGTGCTTCTTCAATCATTTTTTCTTGTCTATTACGCATCTCAGCTCGGTAATGATCTAATAATAAGCTCATTTGCTGAATAACGCTACCGGAACCTACTCGGTGTGCTGCAATAAACTTACTACTTAACTCGTTGTATTTTTTTAACAACTCGTCATTACTTAACTCGGATAGATTTTGTGCCAAAGGATGAAACATTACAAATCTCCATGTGCTCGGTTCTCGCTGTGGTAAACATCGAAATGGCCATGTGGATAACGTGATTTTAATTTTTCTACATTTTCCGCAATAACTTCATTAGGATCTAAATACAACGCACGACACATATTTACCCAATACCAAATTATGTCACCGAGTTCACGTTTCATATGAAACACAGTTTCATCGGACAATGGCTTGCCTTGAAATGCCATCTTCTTAACAATTTCCATAAGTTCACCAGATTCGGAACAAAGTCCCATGGCGCCGGTCAACATTAAGGGCACGTTTACATCTGGCCCATGTTGGTTGTTTGCAAAATCATAGTTGCCGTCTAGTACATCTAATCTATTCATAAATGTAGTTAGATCTTTGCTGGCTTCGCTGGTTACAGCAGATACAAATTCGCTGTATGAATTGAGATTTACCTGTTTCATGTTCGCTCCTGTGCAATTAGTATAACTAATTGTCAGAGCAAAGTCAACCTTGTACTTGTTCTAATTTTCCCAGTCTGGCATCAAGATCTTTTACTACTTCTACCAATACCGCTGACAAACGATCATAGTAGATACGTTTATAACCATCACCGTCCGTATAGACCAATTCGGGTAGTACAGATTCTAGTTCTTGTGCAATCATACCAATATCTTCCTGCTCGGTGTGGTTCCAGTTAAATCTTACACCACGCAGTCTGCGTATAAGATCTGTGCTTTGTTCAATTGGTCTGATATTATGTTTTAATCTTAGATCACTAGGAGTAGCTGGTTTAACAGAAAGCAGCCCATCTGCACTGATGTTTAAAGTATTGCCATCTATCTTTACCAGTCCTGCAAGCTCTTGTGTGGCTGTGCCGGGAGTGCGATCAGAATGATCTACACACCATATACGATTTTCCTCACCTATGCGTGTGAACTCAAACAAGTAGTCGCCGTCATAAGGCATGGTTATGGAACGGTTAGCAAAAAAAGCACTGGTAGGACTGAAACTGACCGTGTCGGGTAAAAATAATCTATGTGGTCCGCCGGTGTTTTCAAACCATACCTTAACCGATCCCACTATGGTGTTTTCGGGAAAGTTTGCAAAATTTAACCTAACGTCTGAATTTATTCTAAACTTTTGTATGTTGGCACGATAAAAGTCAATGTTGATAAAATTACCACCAAAGCCTATGTCTGCGTAGACCACAGCGTGTGAACGCAGCAAAGGTCTGGTCAAATGATGAAAGTTGAAGTCGTTGTTTAGGGTAGTTGTAGCAGATGCAGCATCTTTTATCACTGCACTTTTAGCTAAGGTATCAACACTCATCAAGGCACGGCCAGCAATATCAAGACTGGTTTTAATAGCATTAAAATTATCTCTAAACCCTTGGCTAGAGTTATTTTGTCCTGCTGCGGGAAAGTTTACATTGATACCTGAAGTGTCTATCATTTAAATATGTTTAAGTTGGGGAACTTTAGATATTTATTCCCTGTTTCTGGTGGATAATAGTACTCAATGTTTTCAAGTACTTTAGTGCTATTACTGTCGAAGATAGTTGTACCACCATCAAATCTAGCAATATTACTACCTAATATGTAACTATTACTGGTAAAATCATAAAATTCACTAAGCTGGTTTTCAAGTTGATATCTATCAAATGCAAACTCAATAGCGTTAAAATTGATATGCTTAATACGTTCCATGACTAGCCGACCGTGCCCGGGTTTACAATAAGCCAAAGCAACTGCACTAATAAATCCAATTGGAGCAGTAAATAGCCCAGGCGCAGACCCTGGTTGAACAGAAGTCATCCATGCAGGCATTTGATCCAAGCTACTGCTGCCAACTGACTCGCGTAGCACAGCTCGCATACTTTCTAAGCTATTTGGCATCAAGGTATAGTAACTACGCCCATCTTTTACGTAGTAATTTTTTATACTGTCACGCAGATCGATTTCAATTGGTGCTGTTAGAGCAGTGGTTTCTACGCTACTACGACCAGTCATCTTGTCTATCACTGGCAAATAGACTACTTCATATTCAGTTGTAAGGTTTTGATTCAAAGCATAAGCCAGTCTGGGTTGTGCTAGTGTTAAGTTTTTTTGATAATGATTTTTAGCAAGTACAGTTTCAAAGTAAGTAATATGCTTGGCTTCGATGCCAGCAGCAAATAGTATCTTAATTTGTTCTGTTACACCAAATCTAGCATCACGTGGCCTGTATAGGCTGTCAACGGGAAACAGCAACTCGTCACTGATAATTTTATAAAACTTAATTCTATTAGCTACATCTGTCATTGCATACAGCCAGATGTTGTCCAATGGGCGATCAAATTTTCTTTGTACCCGCAGATTAAATTTACGCTCACTATAGCTTCTATGTTCTAAGGTAAAAGCACGACATACAAATTCGTAAGCATCATTGACAGG